GACGATCAAGGTCTGTTTCGAGTAATTGACGCCGAAATCATGGAGGTCTCTATCGTTTCACTTCCCGCCGACCCGTCCGTCGGTGTGGGGCGTTCGGTCGAGGTATCCGACACCGCTACCATTAAACCCATCGAAAAGGAGGTTCCTATCATGGAACAGGAAAACCATATCGATTTGGATCAGGTACGCGCGGAAGCCGCTGCCGAACGATCCAAGGAAGTAAATGAAATGCTCGGCCTGGCCGCCAAGCACAATCAGCGATCATTCGCTGACGACGCTATTCGCCAGGGCATGACATTAGCGCAGTTCCGAGGCGCATTGTTGGACAAGATTGCCGACAAGCCCCTGGACGTCGCTGACGTTGAGCTAACGCCAAAAGAAGAGCGCCAATATAGCCTGATCAACGCTATCCGCTCCGCGCAATCTGGCCGCTTTGACGGCTTCGAGCGCGAAGTATCTGAAGAGCTTGCCAAGCGCTACGGCAAAGAGCCTCGCGGCTTTTACGTTCCGTCCAGCATCTTCAAGCGCGATCTGACTGTCGGCACTAACACCGCTGGCGGCTTTTTGAAGCCTACCGACCATCTGGGCGGCGAGTTCATCGACGCGCTGCGCGCGAACCTGGTGATCTCAAGCCTGGGCGCTCGCATGATGCAAGGACTGAAGGGCGATGTCGCCATTCCCGCGCTGAACGCGAAAACGTCTGTCGGCTTTGTTGCCGAGAACACTGCACCTGGTGCAGAGGGCGCGCCTACGTTCCGTCAGGTAACGATGTCACCTAAGACTCTGGTTCAGTATGTAGACATCTCTCGCAAGCTGTCTATGCAGTCTGATCCTAGCGTCGAGCAGGTTATCCGCGACGATCTGACCCGCCAGTTCGCGGCCAAGATCGACGAAGTGGCAATCGAGGGCGGCGGTTCTAATGAGCCGACCGGCATCACTCAGACCAGCGGCATCGGTTCTGTTGCTATGGGCACCAACGGCGGCGCAGTTACTTACGCCAAGCTGGTAGACCTTGAGAAGGAAGTCGCAATCGACAACGCGCTGGCTGGTAATCTGGCATATCTCACTAACCCGAAAGTGGTCGGTGCTATGCGTCAGACTCCGCGCCAGGCGAGCGGCGTCGAGGGCAATTTCATCCTCAACGATAGCAACACTCTGTTGGGTTACAACGTAGCAAGCTCGACGCTTGTTCCTTCGGACTTGACCAAGGGAACCAGCTCCGGCGTTTGTTCGGCTGTAATCTTCGGAAACTTCAACGACTTGATGATCGGTATGTTCGGCGGTCTCGATGTGCTGGTTGATCCCTACACTGGATCGGCTACCGGCGCGACTCGAATCGCTATGTACCAGGATATCGATGTTGCAGTCCGACACGCAGAATCGTTTGCCGCGATTCTTGACATCACGACTTGATAGTCAAAGTGGCGCCCTTCGGGGCGCCTTTTCTTCGAGGTAAATATGAAGGTTAAATTGGTAAGCTCAATCGCCTGGAAGGGCGAACACCAGGAAGCCGGGAGCGCGCTCGATGTAAGCGATGCAGACGGCCATTGGCTCATTTCTCGAGGTCGCGCGGTCGCATGGACTGAAGCGAATCAAATCGACGCAGACAATCGCGCTGCGAAGCCCAAGGCAACCAGAAAGAAAGCGGCGAAGTAAATGGCGGTCGAAACCGATATCGAGCGAGCTGTATTTTTCAGCGCTGACGATTTCGGCGTGACGGCCACCTATACGCCAAGCGGCGGAGCTGCTGCCAGTATCACCGGGATTTTTGATGATGAATTTGAGCCCATCGAGGCGGGTGGGTTTGTCCCGGTAGCGAGCAGCGCGCCGATTTTTCATTGCAAGACCAGCGACGTTTCGGCGGCTGCCGAAGGTGATGCGCTGACGGTAAACTCAACGAATTACATTATCCGGGTCGTGATGGATGACGGCACCGGGACCACAATGCTCCAGCTCGAGAAACAGTAATGGCGCACGTTCGGAAGCAAATCCGCGACAATATCGTGACGACACTGACCGGGCTGGCGACTACCGGCAGCAACGTATACCGGACTCGGGTTTATCCCCTGGCTGAAAACAAGCTGCCCGGCCTGGCAATCTACACTGACACCGAAGAGGTCGAGGTCCAGACGATCAACCCACCGCGCACTCAGGTGCGAACGCTGACGATTACGGTCGACGCATTTGTCAAGGGGGTATCGAATTTCGATGACGATCTGGATACAATTAGCGAGGAAATAGAAGAAGCACTCGCGGCGGATATCACGCGGGGCGGCCTGGCAAAAGATACCAGGGTCGTGTCGTTCGATGCGGATTTCTCAGGCGAAGGGGATCAACCCGTCGCCATCGGAAAAATCGGCGTGACGGTTCAATATGTCACGCTCGAGAATGCGGTCGATACCGCCGTATAAAGGAGAGCATGACATGGCAAAACGAATTCAGGTGTGGCCCCCAGGCGGCGGCGACCCGATAACGGTTTATGAGCTTGACGCGGGTCGGCTCATAATGAACGGCTGGACTACTGAGTCAGCAAAGGCAAAACCGAAGGCGAAATCGAAAGATCGAGCCGCAACACCGAAAGCCGAGGAGGCAAACTAAATGGCAACACTTACGGGCAACAATGGAACCGTAAAGGTCGGCTCTGTCGCTATTGCGGAGATTCGATCTTTCAGCGTAGACGAGACGATGGACACCATCGAGTCGACCAGCATGGGCGATACTTATCGCACGTTCGAGACTTCACTGAAGAGCTGGAGCGGATCGGTCGATATCTTTTTCGACGATACTGACACGACCGGCCAGGGCGCCTTGACTGTCGGCAGCGAGGTTACTGTCAACTTCCAGGTTGAAGGCGACACAACTGGCGATCACTTGCTTTCTGGCGCGGCTATCGTGACCGGGCGCACGATCAATAGCTCTTTTGACGGTCTGGTCGAAGCCTCTTTGTCGCTCCAGGGCGACGGTGCGCTGACTGAAGGTACGGTAAGCTGATGGCCGCCGAGAAATCGAAGTCGCGCGCCATCCAGCGAGCGACTGAGCATTTCAAGGCAAAGCCGTTAAAGCGAATCGAGATCGAGGAGTGGGGCGACGAGGATGGGCCGATGGTGGCTTATTCGTCGCCCTTTACTCTAAAGGACCAAGGTCGCTTGCAGTATTTAACGGAAAAGCAATCCGCCGCTGATACCCTGGCCGAGCTACTGATCATGAAGCTGGTCGACGAGAATGGCGATAAGCTGTTCACGATTGAGGATAAGAACGCGCTGCGGAATGATGTCGACGCCAACGTCGTCGCGCGCATTGCCAATCAGGTGATGTCGGGTGATGCCGAGGCGCTCGAAAAAAACTAAGAGAGTCGGCGGACAGGCGATTCCGGTTTGTGCTGGCTGAAAAGCTGGGGATGACCGTATCCCAGCTCGAGGCCGAAATGTCCGTCGATGAGTTTATCGAATGGTCGTTATTCTTCACGATACAAGATGAGGAATATCAGAAGCAGCGCAGCGAGGCGATGAGTGGCAAACCAAACCGTCAAGGTCGTATTTGAAGGCAAGGATCAGACATCCAAAGCCATCAACTCGCTGAAAGGCAATCTCAACCAGGCCAGCAAAGCGGTCGACAAAATCAAAAGCAGCCTGGGCGGCATGGTCGGCGCCCTGGGTGCTGCTGCTGGTGCCGCCGGTTTTGGCTTAATGGCGAAAAGCGCGCTGCAAACTGCTGATGCTCTCGGTAAGACATCACAAAAGCTCGGCGTCACGGCGAACGAGCTTTTCAAATTCCAAACCCAGGCAGAGCTTGCCGGGATATCTAGCGACACCGCAAACATGGCTCTCCAGCGCTTCACCAGGCGCACGGCGGAGGCAGCCATTGGTACCGGCGAGGCGAAGGCCGCGCTCGAGGAGCTGCGGATAAACGCTGACGCGCTGCAACGGCTGCCGCTCTCCGAGCGCATGAAGGTTCTGGCGGACGCATTCTCCGAGGTCGAAAGCCCGGCGGATCGGCTGCGCCTGGCGTTCAAGCTATTCGACTCCGAAGGCGCGGCGATGGTGAATATGCTCGAGGGCGGTCGCGAATCGCTTGAAGAGACTGAAGCCAGGATGCGAGAGCTGGGGATCAGCATCAACAGCCGATCAGCCCCGGCGGTCGAAAACTTCAATGATGCGGTGTTCCTACTCCAGCGGAGAGTTCAGGCCGCAATGATCGACGGGCTCGGCGAGGCAGCTCCGATCATGGAGGATGTCGCGGACAAGCTGGCCGAGATGGCCGTTCCGCTGACCGGGAAGCTGCTGAAAGGTTTTCAGTGGTTATTAAGCAATCTCGATACGATTGTGCGGGGCTTCAAGCTGCTGATCGGCGCCCTGGTCGTGATGAAGGTCGTCCAGTTCACGACGGCGATTCTCGCCCTGGTGAAAGCCCTGGGAGGAATGGCTGCGATCCTGGCGGCGCTAGGTGGACCGATCAGCCTGCTCATTGCAGGAATCGGCGCGCTCGGTGCGGTGATCTACAACTTCCGCAGCGAGATAATGGATTCAGTCGAGGCGCTCGACGATTACCTGGGGATAACGGATAAGGTCAGCAAAGCGGTCAAGTTCTTCAAAGGCATCCTGGGCGATTCCGAGGATCAGGTCGAAGATAATACCGACACGACCAAAAAGGCGACCAAAGAAACCGACAACTTCGAGGAAGCCGTCGACAATCTAAAGGATACGGTCAAGAAAACCGATCCGCCGCTCGAGGGTTTCGGCGATACGGTCGATTATGTGGCGACCGAAGAAATCCGGGCCGCTGCCAGGACTGACGCATTCCGCGAAGCGCTCGAGGATTTGCGCGAAGCTGCGCGGACGGGCGCCGATGATATTGAGGATTTCCAGAAGGAAATCGCCGACTTCGAGAAAACGGTGAACAACACCGAGGCGACGACCGAGGATTTTAATGACGCGCTGCTGAATAGCATCGAAGAGCTGACCGGCGTGACGTTCGAGGCGCGCGCAGTTCGACAGGAAATTGACAAGGTAAAGGCGTCAATAGAAGCTCTCTCCAAAGCCGAGGGCGATTTCAACGACGAGCTGGCTGTTTTGAATCGCCGCCTGGAAGAGCTGGGCGGTGAATTGGTCGAGGCAACTAAGGCAGCGGACGGGCTTACCGCATCGCAGCGCGAGGTGCTGGACGAAGTAAAGAAAACCGAAAATGAAATAAAAGACCTGAATGACAAGCTCGATGATCTAGGCGCGCTTTATAAGAAAGGCGCAATTAGCGCTCGCGAATATCAGATCGCGACTGAGAAAGTAAACGCGGAAATCAAGGAGCTGAACCAGGTCGATTTGACCGAGTTCGAGCGTTCCGTTCGCGATGCATTCGATGGCTCTCCAGTGGAGGAGTTCTTCGACAAGCTCGATCAGGTGACCGGCGGGACCGGCGCCCTGGATTCGCTTGTCAAAGATTTAATCGGAGCTGGCGGCGTCAAGTCGGCAATTGCAAACTGTTTCGGCACTCAGCCCGTGACCAACTTCGAGGA